ACATTTTTTATAAAATCTTTTCTTTTAAATCCTAGTGGTAGACAACCGCAACTTCCTAAACTTAAATCAATATATTGTTTATTATCTAAGGTATATCCCCAGTCGTACACACCATCAAATATAATAGCATTGTGTCGATTTTTATTAATTGCAAAAGGAAAAATAAGTTTGCTATTTAACATATTAATATACGTTTGGTGTCTCAACAAATTGATCTTTTGGTTTAGAAAATTTAATCCCTTCCCCGGTTCCGCAAGTTCTAACACACATAAGTAATTTTTTTGTGGTCCAATATTCTTGCCATACAGTTTGATATTCAGTAGAGTCTATTATTTCTTTGATAGATCTTTTAGTAACATCCATATTGCCTAAATATTCAATCATTTCTCGATGCTGGGTTAACATTGACTGAACAATAGTATACACATTTGGACCCCATTCGTGAAAATTTGTCTGTTCACGCATATACGGAACACTAGCAGTATGACAACAGGGATATAAATGTCGATAAGCATCTATATATATTTCTTTACTTTTAAGAACTTTACAATCAATTTCTGCTGTTGCTACTATTTCTTTAAAAGATTCTATTACTTTTTTATCTATAAACTTTATTGGTGTATCAGTTGCTGGTTCGAGATAATGAGTAATGTTACCAGACTTATCTAAAACCCTAGCTTTTGCCTCGCCTATAAATCTAATACTATTTTTAACTGTAAAATTGTTAAATCCTAGATTCTTTGAAAGTGATCTACACTCTTCGACTTGGTGTTCGTTATGTTTAAATTTTATAAATGCCCATTCTGCGTTTCCGCCTTCTTCGATAAATGCTGTGGCATTTTTTATTATGTTATCAAAATCTGTACCTATTCTATATAGGCTATGAGTATCGGCTAATCCATCTAATGCAAATACCACACGGTGATTTTTAGGTAGTGCATGAGCTAATTCTTTCCACCAGCCGGTTGATCGTGCTCCTCCATTTGTATGTATAGTTACATAGTTTCCTATCGGAGCAGTTTCCTTGGCATAATGACACATGTCTATTAGATCGTTGTTTAATATAGGATCCCCAAAATTCCCACAAAAATAAAATCCATCTATTTGATCTAAAACTTCTTTAGTCATAATAGTTTTAAAATCATTTAGAGACCAGTTTTGTATTTTAATTAAAGGATTTTCTAATCCTCCACTTATATTGCGACTGCACATAGGGCAACTGGCTTGACAATTATTTGTAATCTCAAGATGTATTTGTTTTAGTTCACTAAATTTAAACATTTTTATAACCTATAATCATATACCTAGTATATAGTTGCATTTCCATTTCACCACCCCATAAAAAATTTAATTGGCAAGTTGTTTTAAAATCTTCAAAAGATTTATGCCAACGTACATGTTCCGGAATATCATAATTATTGCTTTGTAATATAATTATACTTCCTGTAGGCATACCATCTAACCATTTTTCGTATTGTTCTTGTGTTAGATGCTCGCAACTGGTATTAATTATTACATCGGCGACTGATTTTATATCACACATGTCACTTGTATAGGCTTTAAACTTACCTGCTATTTCTTCAATTTTGTTCATTATTTCTGAAACTGGCTTACAACTGGGATCTATGTCGTAGTTATTAATATGTTTAATAGGAATGCCGCTTTGAAATAACAAGCTGGCAAGAACACCATTCCAGCCACCGAATATGTCTACGGTTACAGGATCGATTATTCTATGCGATAATTGGGTAATTAGCCATTCCTTACTTTTAATTTGTCCCCGCCAAAACGCATCCATGGTCCTCATAGGATCCGGACTTTGACGAATAGCTTCTATCCAATAGTGCAGGTGTTCTGTATCTATATTCATTTCCATCTTTTAACAACGTCTGTTGTATAATCCTTATTTTGTCCAGTTTCGATGGCATATTTAATCCAATCAAATACCAAAGCATTTTTATCTCTCTCGAGGTGGTTTGGTCTTTCATCAGCTACAGGATAAACAGGCCAAGTATAATCTGCCACCGACAATGACATTAGGCACGGTAATATAGTTGTTCCGTGTTTCCAACTGTGCGGATAAGAAATATTATCCGGATGCCATCCATTATCCAAAGAAAAATTACTAGAGCCAAAGGCCCATAGATGTATAATTTTAGTTGACTTGGGCAGTAGGTTAAGGACATTGTTGTCGATGTATTGTAATTGTGCCATGTGTTCTAAGTCTTCTTTTTCTTGATCGTATAAATGCAGATAGTATTCTTTCGCGGCCTCGTAAATTTCTTTGGCAAAAAAATTATATCCCACGCTAGGATAAGTTTTTGCAAACCAATCAAATTTTTTCTTGTTAAATCCGTTCAAGGCTGCGGAGGCATGTAAACTGCGTGAAGTTCGATGAAATATTTTTCCCGAGTGTGTCCAAACAAATACGCATACATCAGGTACAGAGTTTGATTTGATTAACGGTAATAATTGATTAAAATATAAATCCCATATACTGCTTCCGCCCATACCTAAATTAACTATTTCTGCATTATAATGATTTTTTAATTTTTCAATATAAGTTGCATAGCCGTGTTTAATACTGTGCTCGTTGTTTTCAAGAGCACAAAAACTGTCACCAAAGAATCCTATAGTTTTTATATCCATGTCGACTGGTAATAATAATTTAAATCATGTTTGGGAGGGGTTAGTAAACTTTCACTAAGCTTATCAAACTCTCCTAATCCCCGTAACCTCGATAAAAACATTTTTGATACAATTTTATTATTCTCTTCGGTCATATGACAAGCACGACTATCTCGCAATCCTTTTTGATAAAATTCTTTTCTTACACTATCGTTCATACCTAAAAAGTTATCTTCGTACTTAGTTATTGTGTATAACGGCATATCAGTAGACCAATCGTTATCAAAGCAAGGGTATATTACAGCATCCGGTCGAATTCTTTTAAGATTATCAATCATAAGTTGATGTAAGTGCTCTTCTTTATCTTTATTGTGTATTAATTTATAATAATCGATAACTGTTTGATATTGTTCTTTTTCTTTACCGATAGAAGATTCTAATTTAATAGATGCGGTGGTTAAATTTTGGTTATGGTAAATTATTGACTGAGATTGCTTTAATCTAATTCTGTTCGGAGCAGTAACTAAAAATATGATTTTATCAAAATCTTTTTGATGTTTTAAAAATAAGTCGTAACTAAACCATAGATCACTTCCGGGTTCTCCCATATTGACTACATTAAAATAGTTAGTTTCTTCTATAAAATTATGCCAAGATTTTTCTTGTAAAATGTTAGAATCTTTTCTTGCGTAGCTATCCCCAAATATAATTAGTTTTTGCATTTTGGTATTTTATTATCTGCACTGCTTACGCATCTATCTGTTATACAGAGTTTAGGAGAATTTAATAAATTAAATTTTTCTAAAGTCCCTAAGGATTCCTCTCTACAACTGTATGCTCGTTTAACTTCGTTACCTTTTATTATAACACTTTGATATCCTGAATTGCAAGTCCACCCTTGGAATTTATTAAATCCAAATGCATTAAATCTTTCTGCTTGGTCTATATAATAGTTTTTTCGACCATCTGTTAATCTTATTTGAAAAATGTTTTCTCCTGATGCTTGTTGTTCGAAATCATTTTGCATAATAGCAATCATTTCTAATGTATATCCCTCAACCACAGCACTGGCGGTGTCGTTGCTTTGAGGTTTTAATGTGACATTAATTCCTCGAGCTTTTAATCGTTTACACCTTTCTAATGTTTCAAAAAACTTACTCGGAACCATAACTTGATTAATTGTTACAAATACTCCGTCATTTATCAGCTGTAAACATTTATCACCAAACTCTTGTTCCTTTGCAAATTCAGCATGAAAACTAGCAGTAATGCTTCTTCTTTGTAATGATCCAGTTGCATTATGCCAATTTTTCCACCAAGTTAATCCCGGACTTAAATTAGTAGTCATATGTATGCTTTGATAAGATGTTTGCGAATTATCAAGGTGATCGATTAAATCTAAAAGGTGTTTGTATGCAGTAGGTTCTCCACCGCTAAAACTCCAGTGAAATTTTGTAAATCCGTTAGTGCCAGCTTGCTGTTTAATTTCGTCGATAGTATTCTTATATACTTCTAAACTTTGAAAATCTATTTGATCACTACGAGCATACGGCCAGCAGTAACTACAATTATAATTACAAAATCTACCTAAAATCCAACTTACGTTAAACAAGTCTGTATCTAACATAGTTTGTTGTCCAAAACTAGTTATGTTATCAAATGGTATATTCATAGTAAATTTAAATTTCTAATACATCTCGCATTTCTGGAATAATCGTATAAGTATTTTCATTTCGAATAGCGTCCATTTGTTTGGTTACTTCGATAAATTTATTCTTAGCAGAAAAATCATGGGGCTTGTTTAGTTCATGTATTATTTGTGTAAATTTATTATCAAGTTGTATATTATGCTGTTGATTGAATTCAGCACACCAATTGTTTAATTTTTTAATAATTTCTTGTCTAAACTGATCACTTAAGATACTTACATGATAATGATTAGGATCCTCTAACAAATTAATAAAGAAGTTTGAGTAACTGTGTTTTTTCTTAATTACGCCTATTTCGATAAGATGAGTAATGATTTCCGGTAATCGATGCACATTCCAAGCACCTACGGTTAAACCTGGACGAAGATATATATTTTCTAATTTGCCTAATTCGACTAAGTTTTCTTCTACTTTAGACCAAACAGTTCCGCTACGAATAAGTTCAGCACGTTCACCGATTTCGTCTATGCTGGGCCATACTTCAACTTTACCAGGATTCCATTGACTCCAATAATCTATAACGTTCTTCTTACCGTAAACCAGCGTTGATGCATTGGTGTTGTAACTAATTTTAACATCAAATCGTTTATTTTTAACAAGTATATCTAATGTTTGCCAATGTTCGGGCATAAGCAATGGCTCCCCTCCAGCAAAATATATCTTCTTAACATACTTAACTTGTTCCTCCAAGAACGCATAGTTATCCTTGCCTTCGACTGAATCGATATTAGATACTTTTTCAAATTCGATCTTCCATTTTAGTTTTTTTGCATCAGGTACCCATGCTGAACTGTAACGCGGTCCACAGCTACGACATTTCATGTTACATAGATTACTAAATCGAAAATCCCAATATTTTAATTCCATTGTAGTACAAGTGCCATCTTCGAGTGTAATATTAGGAATAGCGTTAATTACTTCTGGAAAATCACGGTTATGGTGTATACGTCCACTTTCTCCGGTAACCTTTTCTTTATCAAAACATTTACGACAAATTTCTGGCTCTTTACCTTCCATCATTGTTCTACGTAGTGATCGTTGATTTGGGCTGTTCCAAATTTCTTCTACTGTTTGTTTGTTTAGATCACCTGCGTCATAGTTGTGTGTGCTGGTCAAACAACATGGCATAACTCTACCGCTGGGTTCAAAGTTTAGATGCATCCAAGGCACTGCACAGACTGTTGGACTAATATTGGGGTTGACCGGATCGTATCCTAATTTAATTTTTTGATAGATTTTTTTTACCCACTTAGGGTATCTAATGTTAGATGTCATATTAGATATTTACTATCACTATAACACCCTTGTTGAGAAACTGAAATTAAAGTATTATACTCGACCCACGACCACTTCGATTGTACCAACTTCCTGGCTATTGTAGTCTTCTAATGCTTTTCCAATTATAGTGCCTATTTTAGCATCATTGTTGGCCATTGCAACTCCTGGTATGTCACTAGTTACCATTAAATCGCCTTTTTTGACAGTTCCTACTACGTTAGTCGGTGCGCGACCTTGCAGAGCTATATATTGACCATTTTCTAAATCACTATTCATCATTAATCCTGGATCAGTAGATATAACACCTGCTACACATCTATCGTTAGCTGTTGTACTTTGTGTTATTTCGTTGACACCACCAAATATTATTACAGTACCCGGGGCATATTGTACGTCCGGTAAATATTTTTCCGCCAAGTCCGCATATCTAGCTGTTTGTGCTGTTCCTGAAATATTAATACTGTAAGTGCCTCCGTCATTGTAAACAAAATTAGTAGGTTTTTGTAAAACATTATTCCAAGTTACGTTTCCAGCACTGTCAGCAGTTGAGGAATGACCGGCATTTGTAGCATAACTTACATTAAAATTTGCCGGATTATATAGATAACTATCTGCTTCGGCATTTCCGCCCCATAACCAAGTTGGTTGGCCCCCTTGTCCATTCCAGTGAAATTTTGTATAGCCGCCGTCGGTATTTACATAAGTAGCATAGGTAGCAACTCCATTTAAATTGCCGGTAAAATTAGGAGCGACTATTGATACCGAAGAATTTATATTAGGAACAAATAAGGTGCCTCCGTCGAATGTTAAGTTACCACTATCTTGTAATAACCCTCCAGCACCGGCATAAGTAACCCTACCTGAAGTTAGTGCTGAGTCTTTAATACTAAAAGCAGTTAAGTATGTACCATCGAATTTTAAATTAGTACTATCTTGTAATAACCCACTTACGCCGGCATAAGTTACTCGACCTTCTGTTAACGAAAGGTCAACTAATGAATGAACCGAAGCTGAAATAAACCCCGAAGTTACAGAACTTGTTTGTACCGATCCATCCGGAAATCTTATTCCAATACCTATTAC